TGGTATTTCAAAATTTTATTAATTTAAAAATAAAACCAGAAGATTTCTCAGAGAATATAAATTCAGATTCAACTAGTTTTTTTTGTAAAGATAATAATTTAATAGGAAATTCCGCGAACTTAAATTACGGAACTTTGAATTCAAACTTTAATCTAAATATCCCATTAAATAAAAGTTCTAATAAAATTGACCTTAAAGGAAGCATTGGATATGTTAACAGTCTGAATCCAGATATTGAACTATCGGGGCATTTACCCTATTGGTTTGATAGAAGAGGAATTAATTTTGGTGAGATCTATTCGAGTCTAAAAATAAATAGAACCCAATTATCTAATTTAAATATTTTCCGAAATAATGACATTAGGGGATTTGTTACTGCTAAAGGAGAATTAAAAGGAAAAATTACTGATCCCAATATTTCAATAAAGTTTAATGTTGATTATCCGCACTTCAAGGGAATACGCATCAGAGAGATATGGGAGGGAGATATTAAGAATAAAAATAATCAATTTCTCCTTAATATGAAAAATAGATACTCTCCAATTCCTTCATTTCTTTCTATGAAGTTTGATTCTAATCTTAAATTAGAAAATGTATCTTTTAGTAGAATTTTTAATTCTAATAAAGGAAACATAGAATTAGTTAAAGAGGATGATAGTTATAATTGGCGAGCGGATAATTTCCCTCTCGATGAACTTGAATTATCTATAAATAAAAATCAATTCGATAGAATTTATGGAATTATTAATGGTGAGGGATCAATTTCGTCAGACCAGTCATCCCTTGATGGACGACTTGCTTGGAGTTTAGGTAAATATAGAAATATTAATCTAGCTAATTCATTATTCGATTTCAGCGTCAATAATAATTATTTTTATATAAATTCTTCACTGTATCCAATTGATGGAGGAGTAATTGAAGTCGAATATGATTCAAATAAAAATAATTTAATTAATTCAGAATTCACTAATATAAGCACTAGATGGACTATCCTTACCGCAGTTGATATTTTTAACTTTGATAATAAAAAAGTTATTCCTCAATATACTTATGCAAGAATTTATTTTAAAGATTCTATTCTGGAAGAGCATATTGATAGACCAGAATGTGAGATATCAGTTACAATTTCACTTGGAGGGGAATATAATGACTTGTGGCCAATATGTATAAAAGATTATGAAGACAACACAAATAGTGTAAAACTTGACAGGGGTGATGCGATGATTTATTATGGAAGAGATTTGAAACATTGGAGAAATAAATTTAATGGTGTCTCACAATATCAAATATTTTCTCACTATGTGTATGCTGATGGAAAATATAAGGATAGATTATATGATGGTAGAAAAAATATAGGGTTGCCATGATTACTATGAAACAATATAAAACTCCACTTCGTTATCCTGGTGGCAAGTCTCGTGCTTGCAAAAAGATGGATCCATTCTTTCCAGACCTTAGAGATTATGATGCGTACTATGAACCATTTTTAGGTGGTGGTAGTGTGGCATTGCATATTACAAAGAAATATCCAAAACTAAAAATTATTGTTAATGATTTGTATGAACCATTATATAATTTTTGGTTACGTTTACAAGTTGATGGAGACTATGTTCATAGTCAATTACAACAATTAAAATCAAGATATCCTGATCGTGGTTCAGCAAGAGGTTTATTTTTAGATGCAAAAGAAAAATTATATGACTTAGATGTGTCAGACAAAGACCGTGCTGTTTGTTTTTACATCATAAACAAATGTTCTTTTAGTGGTCTTACAGAATCATCATCATTTTCAGAACAAGCGAGTGATGCAAACTTCTCAATGAGAGGTATTGATAAGTTACCAGTTTATAGTAAATTAATTAAAGATTGGTATATTACAAATGTTGACTATCATCATTTGTTAGGAGACAAAGAAAAAACATTTGTTTATCTTGATCCACCTTATGATATTAAGGATAATTTATATGGTAGAAAGGGTTCAATGCATAAAAAATTTGACCATGATGATTTTGCAAAATGTTGTGAAATATATAATTCTGAGATGCTTATAAGTTATAATTCAGACCAATTAGTAAAAGATCGATTTACAAATTGGAATGTCGCTGAGTTTGATTTAACATATACTATGCGTTCTGTCGGAGAATATATGAGAAATCAAAAAACTAGAAAGGAATTACTTCTTTTTAATTACAGAATAGGAGTTTTTTAAATGGATGAACAACCATCAGATATGTATCAAGATATGCAAAGACTTAATATGCTTTATGAGGAAATGTGTTGGGACATAGAGGATATAATAGAATTTTATCCTGACTATGATAGTAATACAATAATCATCCGAAATAAAACTATGGATGATGAAATGGTGAATGGATAATATGTCAGAATTTATCCAACGTCATATCGGACCATCAGAATCAGAACAACGCAAGATGCTTACTGATTTAGGTCTATCAACTATAGATGAATTAGTCAGAGAGATTGTGCCTGATTCAATTTTACTTCGTGGTGATAGTAAATTACCAGAAGGTTGTAGTGAGCAACAGGCACTTACAGAATTAAAAGATATTGCTTCACATAATATCGTTAAAAGAAGTTTAATTGGTCAAGGATATTATGGAACGATTACACCACCAGTAATACAAAGAAATGTATTTGAAAATCCTGCTTGGTATACATCTTACACACCATATCAGGCAGAGATATCACAGGGTAGATTAGAAGCATTATTTAATTATCAAACTCTTATCACAGAACTTACTGGATTACCAGTTGCAAATGCATCTTTATTAGATGAAGGAACTGCAGCTGCAGAGGCAATGTTACTTGCACATAGTCAAAGTAAGAAAAAAGATTTTATAGTTGATGATAAATTATTCCCACAAACACTAGAAGTATTACAGACGAGAGCAAGACCATTAGGTATCAATATAATTAAAATTGATTTTGATGCATCTATACCAATCGCTTTTTTTACTGATGCTTTTGGAGTTATTGTACAACTACCAAATAGTCATGGTAATTTAAGACATCGAAGTGGATTATTAAGATTAGCAGAAGTTTGTAAATGTATGAAAATTGCGATTGTTGATCCAATGGCACAAGTATTAATGCAACCTGTAGGTGAAATGGGTTTCGATGTTGCAGTTGGAAGTATGCAAAGATTTGGTGTACCAATGGGATTTGGCGGACCACACGCAGCATTCTTCGCAACAACAGATAAGTACAAAAGAAAAATACCTGGTAGAATCGTAGGACAGTCTGTAGACGCTCAAGGTAACAAAGCACTACGATTAGCACTACAAACCAGAGAGCAACATATTAGAAGAGATAAGGCAACATCTAACATTTGTACTGCACAAGCTTTACTTGCAAATATGGCAGGATTTTATGCTGCGTATCATGGAGCAGAAGGTCTTAAAAGAATTGCAACTCGAATATTAATTTACAGAGAAGTATTATTGACAGGATTGTCTTGGTTGGGTATTCAAGTTGATAAAACAGAAGGATTCGATACAGTGAGATTTAAAAGTTTTCTTGCGGTTGAAGGATACAATGTTCGTTATGAAGATGACCATACTATTATTACTTTAGACGAACTTACGACTCTTGAAGAGATACAAACTCTAATTAATTCACAACAAGATTTAGTTAATAAAAATGATACGATTGATCATATTGTTGAAGCAGTTGGGAGATACAAATGGAAGTATGTTCCAGAAAGAACAAAACCTTGGTTAAGACAAGATGTTTTCAACAAGTATCAAAGTGAAACAAATATGATGAGATACATCAATGAATTAGTATCTAAAGATTTTTCACTAGTAAATGGTATGATGCCACTTGGAAGTTGTACTATGAAACTCAATGCAGCATCAGAGTTGATGCCAGTAAGTTGGAATGAGTTTGCAAATATGCATCCATTTGCACCAGAAAATCAAACTCTTGGTTATCAAAGAATTATGTTTGATTTACAAGAATGGTTATGTGATATTACTGGATTTGAAGAAGTATCATTACAACCAAATGCAGGGTCACAAGGAGAGTATGCAGGTTTACTTGCAATTCAAGAATATCATCGAAGTAATGGTGATACAAAAAGAAATGTATGCTTGATACCTACAAGTGCACACGGAACGAACCCTGCATCAGCAGTGATGGCAGGTATGAAAATAGTTCCTGTAAAGTGTGATGATGAAGGTAATATAGATTTAAAAGATTTAGAAAAACAAGCAATAATGAATACGTTTGAGTTGTCTTGTATTATGATTACATATCCATCAACTCACGGTGTATTTGAACCAACTATTAAAGACATCTGTAGAATCGTGCACGAAAATGGTGGACAGGTATATCTTGATGGTGCAAATTTAAATGCACAAGTCGGATTAGCAAAACCTTGTGAATATGGAATTGATGTATGCCATATGAATTTACACAAAACATTTTGTATTCCTCACGGTGGTGGTGGTCCTGGTGTTGGTCCGATTGGTGTTGCAGAACATCTTGTTCCTTTTATGCATCATCGTGTATCAGCAGCAGTTCAAGGTAGTGCATCAATACTTCCTATCAGTTGGATGTATATTCGTATGATGGGTGCTGATGGATTAAGAAAGGCAAGTGAAGTATCTTTACTTACAGCAAACTGGTTAGTTCAACGTATTGAACCATTTTTCAAAGTATTATACAAAGGTAATAATGGAAGAGTTGCACACGAATGTATTTTTGATGTCAGACACTTTGATGGTATTAGTGCTGAAGATGTTGCAAAGAGATTGATGGACTATGGTTTTCACGCACCTACATTATCTTGGCCAGTTACAGGAACAATTATGGTTGAACCAACTGAAAGTGAGTCTTTGTATGAACTTGAAAGATTTGGTGCAGCAATGGTAAGTATTCGTAGAGAGATTGACAAGAATAAAGATATCTTGAAAAACTCACCTCATACAGCAAAGGTTGTAAGTTCAGACGAATGGGTGTATAATTATAGTCGTGAAGAGGCAGCATATCCCGCCAATCAAACGAATAAGTTTTGGCCAGCGATATCACGAATCGACAATGTTTATGGAGATCGTAATCTAGTCTGTTCTTGTGCAAACTATTTTGATAATGAAGATGGAACTGAAAGACTGGTTGAACTCAATCAACCAAACAAAGAAAAATTTAATAGATGAAGACCCCTCTGTAGAGAAAGATTATCCACCATACATAATCAATCGTTGCTTCTCAGGACACTTGGATGCTATCCTTTTTGCGAATGAAATGAATAGGTATAATTTCTTACCAAAGAGAATGCAATACGACTTTTATATAAATACCCTCAGAACTAAGAAGAGATTCTCTCCTTGGCTTCGTAAGGATATGATTAAAGACCTTGATTATGTAAAACGTTATTATGGTTATAGTAACGAAAAGGCAAAACAAGCTTTAAAAATTCTGACAAAAAAACAACTCAACTTTATAAAATCTAAATTTGATACTGGAGGAGCGAAATGAGTGTTGTTAAAGAACCTGTCGTCACATGGTCTCCCGACCAAATGGTGGAGGTAACATTGAATGAACCAGATGATTTCCTGAAAGTCAGAGAAACTCTCACAAGAATTGGTGTAGCAAGTAGGAAAGAAAAGAAAATATATCAAAGTTGTCATATACTTCATAAGCAAGGGAGGTATTATCTTGTCCACTTTAAAGAACTTTTTGCTCTTGATGGAAAACACGCTAACCTTACTTCTAATGATGTTCAGCGTCGCAACCGTATTGCTCAGCTTCTTGCTGATTGGGGATTGGTTGGTGTGGTCGATGTAGTTCGTATACAAGACATCGCACCCTTAAATCAAATCAAAGTGTTGTCATATAAAGACAAAGGAGATTGGATATTAGAAACAAAGTATAACATTGGTGCTAAAAAGAAGAAAGAAGAAGAGGAGGGTTGACACCTCCTTTTTTTATGCTATACTATATTTGTTGGACGCAACATGGGAGTGACTGAATAAACTTACTGGCAACCGCTGGTTAAGGTGATGAGACACAGGTGGTGCTGCTGCTCGCAAGGGTAGAACCGATCAACCAATCGGGTCTCAGGCAATAACGTATTTACTTACTGTAGTAATGCCCGTTATTTGTTGGTATACAGGAATCCAACCTCCCTCCTTTTTTATTATGATGTATAGAGAGGTTCGTCCTCTCTTTTTTTATGGCATAAATACTTCTAGCTTAGAGAAAGTGTCTGTAGGACTAGAAGTATGTCAAAAATTCTTGCCAATGAAATTGCTAATTACGGTGACAATGCACCGATAGATCTGAAAGAAGGTCTGAATATTCCTGCGGGTAAACCCATACAAGCAGCAGGATCTACTGGTACTACAGGACAAGTCTTATCTACAACAGGCACGTCGATTCAATGGGTAACACCATTTAGTGGAAGTTATACAGATTTAACAAACAAACCAACTATTCCCTCTGCACAGGTAAACGCTGATTGGAATTCAAGTAGTGGTGTCTCTGCAATTTTAAATAAACCTGTTGTTCCGCCATTGAGTAGCGTTGTAACAGCATCAGCAGGAACAGCAGCACTGACATTTAATGCTGCTAATGGACAGTTTACATACACTCCACCAGATCTTTCTGGTTATCTAACATCATACACAGAAACAGATCCTGTTTATAGTGCATCTGCAGCATCTAATGTAACTACTACTAAAATTACTAACTGGGATACATCATACGGTTGGGGCAATCATGCGTCAGTAGGATACTTAACATCGGAAACAAGTCATGCTGATGTAGTTGTAGACGGTGATTTTGCATCCAGTGGATTGATGAAGCGTGGTGGTACTTCTGGTACATATAGTATTATCACTGATAATTCTAGTAACTGGAATACTGCACATGGTTGGGGTAATCATGCATCACAAGGATACTTAACCGCTGTAAATTTGAATGATGTTACTGATGTAGACCTTACTGTTGCACCTAGTGACGGACAAGTTTTAAAATGGGATGCAGCAACATCAAAATGGAAAGCATCAACTGACTTAACAGGTGGTGGCGGTGGAGGTCTTGCACTTACTGATCTTTCTGTATCATCATCTGCTGCAGCAGGGGGCGGTGCTCTTACATATAATAACAACACTGGTGTATTTTCATATACTCCACCAGATCTTAGTAGTTATATAACATCTATTGGAGATGCAATTCAAGATGCTGACTTCACAACCAGTGGTTTGATGAAGAGAACTGGTGCTGGAACTTATACATCTACTACTGATAATTCAAGCAACTGGGATACTGCATATGGTTGGGGCAACCATGGATCACAAGGATATCTAACATCACTTCCTGCTCATGGAATAGGAAATCATGATGATGTAACTGTAAGTAGTGTATCAAATGGTCAATTATTAAAATACAATACATCATTAGGACAGTGGGAAAACTGGACTCCTAATTATCTGACATCTTTTTCGGAAACAGATACACTAGCAACAGTAACTGGTAGAGGTGCAAGCACAACTGATCAAGTAACTCTTAGTGGTGGCATACAAACAACAAATATAACTTTTACTACAACTGGAAATAGTAAACTTAGTTCCAGTGGAGATATTGGTGCTAGTTGTGACATGTTCTATGTCAATAACACATCAAATACTATAACTATTTTTAGAGCAAGCGATACATCAGGATGCGTCTTGAGTGATACTGCTGGTAGTTTTAGGTTAGAAACACTGACTACTGGTGTAAGAATTTCTGGTGCATTGACTGCTGGCGGACTTACTTATCCAACAACCAACGGGACTAGTGGAGATGTTCTTACTTCAGATGGAGCTGGTAACGTCACATGGCAAGCTGGTGGTAGTGGAAATACTCAAGTAAGTATTAGTGATACTATTCCTGCAGGAACTCCTAGTGCTGGTGATCTATGGTGGGAAAGTGACACTGGTCGTTTAAAAATTTACTATCAAGATGTTGATAGTGCACAATGGGTTGATGTAAACGCACCACTTCGTCAAGATAGAATTGCATCTACTGGTGCACCATCTTCTGCTACTGATACTGGTGTTGCAGGAGACATTAGATATGATTCTAATTATGTTTACATCGCTGTTGGAACCAATACTTGGAAGAGAGCAGCACTAACAACTTGGTAAAATAAATAAAACACAAGGAGAATACTGAGCAATGGCAATTAATTTTCCCGCAACGGGAGGGCAAGCAACTGATGGCAGTTTTACATACACTGTAGCGGGTATTGTATATGC